GAGCCAAAAGGAAAAAGAAGATAAAGGCTGGGCGAAACCTAAAGAGCAAGGTGTGGCGGAAGAAGCAAGCCCTATGATTAAACCGCCCACTAATAGATTCGATAACAAACAAGAAGCATTTGCCTACGCTCGAGAACACGGCGGTAAAGTATTCAGAAGCACATACATTGATCCCAACACCGGAAACAAAAACATAACCTTTGTTGTTAAAAAAAATCAAGGTGTGGCGGAAGGCTTAGACGATAGTGCTAGTGCTACCCCAGCAAAAAACGAACGCGGAAGATTCACAGCGTGGGATGATGATGAACCGATGCGTTTGAAATGCGAAGATGGTGAGTTTAGAACCATACAAGAAATCAATATGCTTAGACAGAAAATAGGAATGAAACCTTTTTCTATCAAAGGCGAACAAGGTATGGCGGAAGGCGCCAAGTTTGGTGCTTACTATTCTGAGAAAGTAGCACAAGAAATATTTAACAAGCGTCAAGATATCACGTCCGAGGACGAGGTGCTAAACCAAGCATATCACATTGTTTCTAACGAATTAGGTCAAAAGACTGCTCGTTATAAATTTAACTACGATGAAGATTTCTCAAGTGATGTTGTTTCTAATTACTTCTGGCTAAAGAAACAAAGTCAAGGTGTGGAGGAAGAACTCGTTGGACAGCCACAATCTGGACATCCAGGACAGGCAGGTCAAGGATCATATAGTGCTGCCGAACATACAGCAAAAACTCAACATCGTCTAGGTTCACATACATATACGGTAACGTCAGAACAAGACAATGATGGCGATTTCTATTACTTCATTTATGAGAATGGAGAAAAGGTATTTTACGGTACTGAAATGGATAGCGACGAATTATCTGTTCATGAAGATAAGTTAGGTCCAAAAATCAGTAGTGCTTTGATAGATGAGCATAAAAAAGCAACAGCACATTTATATAATGATGAAGATGATTATGATGATGTTGACGAAGGCGGGTATGCACACGGTTTTGCAGATCCCAATGCTCCTAGATTAGGACAGCGCCAAAGAGATTATGACAGAGGAGAAGATGAACCACAAGGTATGTTTGCTGTCGTTATCAACGGTCGTCCTTGGAAAGAGTTTACCAGTAATAAAGCATTTCAAGTAGCAAAAACTATTGCTTCTAAAAATCCAGATAAGAAAGTACAAGTACGTTGGCCCAATGGTACTTTAAATGGTATAAACGAAGATCATAGCACAGCAACACAGGGCTACGGACAAGGCGGATATGATACTTACGCAAACGGACGCCATGGTAGAGGAGTTGCAGAAAATCCAGAATGGTATAATGATGAAGCTAACGGTATGACTACTGCTCAACTAAAGAGTCTGGTTAAACATGCCGCTAAGTTGCGTCGAGCAGTTAAAGCCATGCAAGCACAGGGCGATACATTAGAACCTTGGCAACAAAGTAAAGTTACCAAAGCTGCTGATTATCTAGATGCAGTATTCAACGCTGTAGATGACAATCACGATATGGGAGAAAGTGCTCCTAAAGGTTGGGAAGGCACGGTTAAAGCTATGAAAAAGCATAAAGAAATCGATAATCCTTATGCGTTAACAAACTGGATGAAAAATAAAGGATATAAGAGTCACAAGAAAGAAGACGCTTATATGGAACAACTGGCTAAACAAGTAGCAGAAAAATTAAATCCTAGCGCACCAGTTGATGTGTGGGTTCAAGATTTCCAAAAGGCTGATCCTAACAAGTATCACCAGTTTAAAAATAAAACTCCAGAAAAGAAAGCACGTATGGCCGCCGCGGCACATTATGCTGCCAATGAACCTAGTAAAAAATGAGACTCTACGAATTCGAGCAAAGTGATTATGTAATCAGAAATCGTGATAAACTAGATCACATTCTGCTCGAACTCTGCCACCATGTAATTGAAGGACAACAACATGATCCAGTAAAATATGGAATGGTTGCGGCCTGTGTCTTAGACCCCGAAAACCGCAAAGTCTTTGGTGTAAACGAGGCGGCCAAAGATGGTACCAGACGCCACGCAGAAAGAGTTGCAATGGATCGTTATGTAGAACACTATGGCGATATTCCAGAAGGTAGTATCATACTAACTACCTTAAGTCCGTGTAGTGACGATATGGATGAACGCTATGGTGAAAGTTGTCAAGATTTAATCAACAATAGTAATGTTCGAAAAGTATATTGCGGTTATACAGATCCTACCCAACATGATACACACAAAGAATATACCTTAGAAGAAACTAGTAATGAAGGTATTATCAGCATGTGTAAAAAGTTTGCTGATACATTTTTGAAAGACTCAGTAAATGAAGCAGCCAATCCAGCACAGCAAGCCGCTATTGCTATCGCTAAGAAAGAAAAGCAAGCACAAGAAAACTTTGCCGACGGTAAACACCCTGGTCGCAAAGGCCTTGCCAAGCGTAGCGGAGTAAATACCAAAGCGTCAGTTAGCAGTTTGAGAAATACTGCTAAACATAGTTCAGGTGAAAAGGCACGCATGGCACATTGGTTGGCTAATATGAAAGCAGGAAGGGCTAAAAAGAAATGAGAGCACAAGAATTTATTATCGAAGGAATGTTGCAAGAAGCATTAGATAAACAATTCGACATAATCGAATCTATGATAGAATATTGGGCCAAACATCATGGTGTAGATAGCGAAGTAATTTGGGAAGACCTTGAAGAAGTTGACGATGAAGATCTACTGAGTGAAGCTGAAGCCTGGCAAAAGAAATCTGGTAAAAACAAAAACGGTGGCTTGAACAAAAAAGGTGTAGCAAGTTATCGTCGTAGCCATCCTGGTAGCCATTTACAAACTGCTGTAACTACCAAACCTAGCAAACTTAAAAAAGGTAGCAAGGCTTCTAAGCGACGTAAATCATTTTGCGCTCGTATGAAGGGTATGAAGAAACATCGCACGGGAGCTAAGACTAAAAGAGATCCAAATAGTCGCATAAACAAAAGTCTCCGTAAATGGAATTGTGAGTAAAAAGTATTTGACCTTCTCTGTCTAAAACTATATACTATAGGATACAGGAGATTATTATGGGCAAAGCATTTGGCGCACCAGAACAAGCAAAAATCAAACAAATCGTTGCAGAGGGCATGACCGTTATGCAAGAGATTCAAGACCTCACTGAAGGCTTGAACGAAACGATTAAAGCAGTAGCAGAAGAACTAGAAGTTAAACCTAGTGTAATTAAAAAAGCAATCAAAGTTTCAATGAAAGATCAGTGGGATCAAGTTTGGAGAGAATTTGACGATCTCGAAACTATTGTTGATATCAGCGGACATTCACATCGTCGTACTGAAGAATAATGGATCAGATTACCAACACGTTTGTAAATATCTACAACTGGGCAAAGGGCGACTTTAAAGAGTGGCCCGTTCGCTTCGTTTTAGAAATTACAGCATGGTTCATGAGTTTAGGCTGTTCGCTAACCCTAGCAGCCGGTGCAAGTGATCCATTGTTTGTTTATCTCTATCCAATCTTTATTACACAATGTGCTATATTTGGATGGGCGGCTTGGACTCGAAAGAGTACCGGTATGGTCGCAAACTATGTACTATTAGTCACAATTGATTTAATAGGGTACATTAGATTAATAAATATGTAACAGAAAGGTATGATCAGCCACAAATGATCATTAGGGTATTTTGCAAGCCGAAAATTGCAATGGAGAAAAATTAATGAGTTATGTAGATGCACGATGGGATCGTGACAAAGATATTGTCACCGTTGTTGAAAGAGATCCCAAAAAGGGCAGAGTCTATCAAGATTATCCTGCCAGATATTTGTTTTATTATCCCGATCCTAAGGGGAAACATAAATCAATTTACGGTGAAAGTCTTAGCCGAGTCAGCGCTAAGAGTCACAAAGAATTTATCAAAGAACAAAAAATTCACAGCGGTTATAAATTATACGAAAGTGATATTAACCCTGTATTCCGTTGCCTAGAAGAAAACTATCTAGGTAAAGAACCTCCAAAACTAAATGTGGCGTTTTGGGATATTGAGGTGGACTTTGATCCAGAACGTGGTTATGCATCACCAGACGATGCATTTATGCCAATTACTGCGATTGCTGTTCACCTACAATGGTTAGACACACTCGTTTGTCTTGCTATACCTCCAAAGACATTGACCGTAGATCAAGCTAAAGAACAGGTTAAAGATTTTCCTAACACATTTATATTTGATACAGAATATGAAATGTTAGACACATTTTTAAACTTGATTGAAGATGCAGATATATTAAGTGGTTGGAACTCAGAGGGCTTCGATATGCCCTACACGGTAAATAGAGTTATAAAAGTCTTAAGCAAAGAAGATACCAGAAGATTTTGTTTATGGGATGCAATGCCCAAGAAGCGGGAGTATGAAAAGTATGGAAAAGCGGCTGTTACTTATGACCTGGTTGGTCGCGTTCATTTGGACAGCCTCGAGTTGTACCGCAAATACACATATGAAGAACGTCACACCTACCGATTGGATGCCATTGGAGAAATGGAGATAGGTGAATCTAAAACCGTATACGAAGGTACATTAGATCAACTTTATAACAATGACTTTAAGAAGTTTATCGAATATAACAGACAAGATTGTGCGTTATTAAACAAACTAGATAAAAAATTAAAATTCATTGACCTTGCTAATACAATTGCACACGAAAACACCGTATTGTTGCAAACAACAATGGGTGCCGTTGCTGTTACAGAACAGGCTATTGTAAACGAAGCTCATCACAGAGGTTTGATTGTGCCAAGTCGTCCAAGACGTGATGACACAGCAAATAGTCAGGCAGCAGGTGCTTATGTTGCATATCCTAAAAAAGGATTGCATGACTACATAGGCTCAATGGACATTAACTCTTTGTATCCATCTGTCATTCGTGCATTGAATATGGGTCCGGAAACTATTGTCGGACAACTACGTCAAGAATATACTAAAGACGAAATTGATGGCAAAATTGCCAAAGGTAATTCATTTGCGGCATCTTGGGAAGGTAAGTTTGGCGCCAACGAATATGAAATGGTCATGAATAAAGATCGTGTCAACGATATTACTATCGACTGGGAGAACGGATCAGTTGATGTAATGAGCGGTGCTCAAATATATGAATTGATTTTTGAAAGTAATAAACCGTGGATGCTTAGTGCTAACGGTACAATCTTTACACACGAGCACGAAGGTATTATCCCTGGATTGCTCAAACGTTGGTATGCTGAACGCAAGGACATGCAGGCTAAACTAAAAGAAGCAATTAAAGCGGAGAATAAAATTGAAGAAGAATACTGGGACAAACGTCAGTTGGTTAAGAAAATTAACCTTAATAGCCTTTACGGTGCTATCCTTAATGTTGGGTGTCGTTTCTTTGATGATCGTATTGGTCAATCAACCACCCTTACAGGGCGTGGAATTGCCCGACATATGGCCGCTAAAATCAATGAAGTTATTACAGGCGAATACAATCACGTCGGTAAGTCAATCATCTACGGAGACACCGACTCGGCTTATTTCAGTGCCTATTCATCCTTAAAGAATGAAATTGCCAAAGGCGAAATTGCATGGAACAAAGATACTGCTGTTCAGCTGTATGATACTATTGCCGCAGAAGTCAATAGTACATTCCCTCAGTATATGTTAGATGCACATCATTGTCCAAAGTCACGCGGTGAAGTTATTAAAGCCGGTCGTGAAATCGTTGCTATCAAAGGCCTGTTCATTACCAAGAAGCGTTATGCTGTGTTGTATTACGATAAAGAAGGTAAACGTGCAGACGTAGATGGTAAGCCAGGTAAAATTAAAGCCATGGGGTTAGATCTCAAGCGTAGTGATACTCCAGAATTTATGCAAAAGTTCTTAGAAGAAATTTTAACTGATGTACTTAACGGTGCTCAGGAAAAAGAAACATTAGAACGCATCAGCGAATTCCGTACAGAATTCAAAGCCCGCCCAGGTTGGGAGAAAGGAAGTCCGAAACGTGCAAACAACATTACAGAATACGAAGCAAAAGAGAAGAAGGCTGGCAAGGCTAATATGCCTGGTCATGTTAGAGCAAGTATTAATTGGAATACGCTCAAAAGAATG